AAGACAAAGACTTCTATTGGGACGGTAAGAATACCGATCACCAATTATTTGGGCAAAATCTATTTCCAGACAAAGGGACAAGACTGACTCTTTATGAAGGTGAAATGGATGCAGCTTCAGGTTATGCTGCAATGCCCACATGGCCTCACATGTCCGTACCTAACGGTGCAGCTGGGGCTAAAAAAGACCTACAAAAAGTAATTGAACTCACACAAGGCTATGACGAAGTTGTTCTATTCTTTGATCATGACGAAGCTGGTATTAAGGCCGCAGAAGAATGCGCCTCACTTCTTAGACCAGGCCAAGTCAAGATTGCGAGGATGGAGAAGTATAAAGATGCCTCCGATGCCCTTCAGCAAGGAGACATGGAAGCAATACGAAAAGCTATCTGGGACGCAAAAACGTACCGTCCTGATGGAATTGTTGAGGGCAAATCACTTTTAAATTTAGTTACTACACCAGAACCACCTTGCGCTTATGAGTACCCATTCAAAGGACTTAACGAGAAATTACACGGGATCAGGTATGGAACACTTACGACAATTACTGCGGGCACTGGAAGCGGAAAAACCAGCTTCTGTCGTTGTATCGCAGCTGACCTTCTCCAAAAAGGGGAACGAGTTGGGGTGTTGGAGCTTGAAGCATCTAATAGGAACACCGCACTCGGACTAATGTCCACCTCGGTAGGTGAACCATTGCATATTGGAGAACATGACTCGAAAGAACTCAACACCGCCTTTGAGCGTACTATTGCCAATTGGAATCTCTATCTTTTTGATGGGTTTGGAAGTTATGATCCTGATATCATATACTCTCGAATTGAATTTCTCGCCACAGGATTGGAGTGCCGTATTATATTCCTAGACCATTTATCCATTTTATTAAGTGGATTGGACGGGGATGAAAGGCGTATGATTGATATGACTATGACCAGATTACGATCATTAGTTGAACGTACAGGCATAGCATTATTTCTGGTATCACACTTAAAACGACCAAACACCACTGACAAATCACATGAGGAGGGAGCAAGAGTTACACTTGGACAACTCCGTGGAAGTCAGGCGATTGCTCAACTTTCTGACACAGTTATTTCACTCGAAAGGAATCAGCAAGCCTCAGATGTACGAGCTTCTACGACTGTTAGAGTCCTCAAAAACCGCTATTCAGGCGAAACTGGCCCGTGCTCAACATTAAACTATGACCTAAACACATGCCGATTCAATGAAATTACGACCACACATGGAGACAGCAAACCTTTCAATCCAAACACAGATTTCTAAACACGAAGTAGTTCACAAATCAGAACTATCACGTTTAGATAGACCGAACCCTCCAACACAAGAGGCAGTTCGCAAAGCACAATTTGTTGACAAAACCTATTCATGGAAAAAACGCTCAACCTAGCTTTCGATTTAGAAGCTAATGGGCTTGATGCTACTCGGATACACTGTATTGTTACTCAAGACATAGACTCAGGTCTTGTAGAAGAATACAATGATGAACCGTATGGAGATGGAACCTTTGACATAAAGGAGGATGCTCCCATGAAGAGCAGTTATTCCATCTGCAACGGACTTAGTGCATTAATGTGTGCCAACAACATCGTGTCCCATAACGGGATAGCGTATGATGTAGCTCAGGCACAGAAGCTTTATCCTTTTTTCAGGGAGCTAAACACCAAACACTGGGACACTCTTATTCTTAGCCGTTTCTATTATCCAAACCTATTGGAAATTGATCTAAGAAGGAAATGGCCTGGGATGCCAGCCAAACTCTATGGATCACACGGCCTTGAAGCATATGGGTATAGACTCAAGTGTTATAAAGGTGATTATGGTAAGACCACAGACTGGGCTGAATGGACCCCAGAAATGCAGGAATACTGCAAACAAGATGTCGCTGTTTTAGTTAAACTATGGAAACATTTCCAAAAATACCTGAACCCATCATCCTAGAGCATATGCTTGCTGAGGTGATGCAAGACCAGAAAAGAACTGGTTGGCCCTTCGATGTAAAGAAGGCTCAGGAACTAGAGAACACACTGTTGAATCGTTTAGAAGAGTTAAGACAAAGCACATACAAGATATGTACATTTGTCCCTGGAAATCTCTTTACACCAAAACGTGACAACAAAACCCAAGGCTACTATAAGGGTGCTGAAATGCAACGCCTTAAGGATTTCAATCCTAGTAGTAGAGAACACATTGCTTGGTGGTTTAAAACCTTCCAAGGATGGAAACCAATTAAACTAACTCCAACTGGTAAGCCAGTAATTGATGAGGTAGTATTAAAAGAAATTGGTACTAAAGAAGCGTTGATCTTCCTAGAAATTCTAGTTACACAGAAGAAACTAGGGATGCTGTCACAAGGACAGAACGCATGGTTGAAGTTGGTCAAGAATGGCAGACTTCACCACTCCTGTTTTATAGGAGCTGCCACGCACCGAATGGCACATTCACATCCGAATCTGGCACAAGTCAGTAGTGATGCGGATTGTCGAGAGCTGTTTATCACAAAACCAGGATGGAAGCTAGTAGATAGTGACCTTGCTGGGATTGAACTCAGAATGTTTGCACATTACTTAGCCCGTTACGATGGGGGTAATTATGCAAAGATCCTGCTTAATGATGATATACATCAGGTAAATGCAGACAAAATCGGTATTTCAAGGAGACAAGTTAAGACGGTCACCTATGCCTTCTTATATGGGGCGGGCGACAAGAAACTTGGCTTCTCGTACGACTCAGGGCTTTCCGAGAACGAGGCGGCCTCAAAGGGCAAAGAGATTCGTCAGGCTTATATGGATGCCATTCCAGGTCTTGAAGATCTTGTTCGTGACGCTACCAAGAGAGTATTGGAAAATTCTCGAATCCGTGCCATCGACAGTCGTGATATCAGCGTTGACAAAGGGCACAAGTCTCTCAATTTTCTCCTCCAAACATCGGCAGGAGTCATTGCGAAGAAATGGCTACTAATCACTGACTGGATATTAAAGACACAATCTCTTGAACATGAGAGATATGCGTTCATCCACGATGAACAGGTACTCGGAGCACCACCATCATCAGCCCCTGACGTGGCTTTTGCATGTAAGTATGCTGCACAGCAAGCTGGCGAGTATTACAACCTAAGACTGCCTATTGAAGCCGATGCAAACATTGGCGATAATTGGGCAGAAGTACACTAATGCTATTAATTGATTGCGACTTCTTAGCCTATAAAGCGGCTCAAGTATGTGAAGAAGGTATTGACTTTGGTAATGATGTGATTATTTCACAATCTAACTTTAGTGAAGTACTTAAACTATTTGAACGTGAGCTAAAGAAGATAACAAAGGCTATGATGGAAGATGAGTTCATTCTCTACTTCTCAAGTACCTCAAATTTTAGGAAAGAAATTTTTGAGGGTTATAAAGGACATCGAAATAGACGTAAGCCTCTAGGGTATCGAAGATTGGTCAATTATTGTAAAGATAATTACAACCACTGTATTCGAGAAGGCTTGGAGGCAGACGACACAATTGGCATTGATGCTACTCGTGAACCGAGTAAAGAAAACATCATTGTAAGTCCAGATAAAGACATGCGTCAGATCCCAGGAGTTCTATGGAACTTAAGTGATGACGTAGAAGAAATCACCAAAGAAGATGGTGATAACTGGCACCTAATACAGTCGCTAGCGGGAGACCCAACCGATGGCTACCCAGGATGTCCAGGCATAGGAGTTAAGCGTGCTACTGAGCTGCTCAATAAGCATGGTAACAAATGGGAAGCTATTTGTAATGCTTATAAAGAAAGAGGGTTATCGGACGACGACGCTCTGCTTAATGCACGTTTAGCTAAAATATTACAACACCCTGATTACGATTATGACCGCCAAGAACCCATCTTATGGACCCCGATACTATAACAGGGGATCAATTGAAGTATGGGATTTCATCAGAGATCAAAACTTAAACTATCATCTTGGTAATGCCATCAAATATATTTGTAGGGCAGGTTACAAAGATGATTCAATTTCTGACTTAAACAAAGCTATCCACTACCTAACCAATGAACGAGACTATTTACTCA